TGCTCATCCGTAAATGTGCCGCCTGCATCGATCCCTTTTAGAATTGGTTCAAGCGTAGTCTTGGCCCAATCCTGCAGGATAAGCGACCCGCCTGGTGTTGCGCTTTGCCAACCGTCCAGGTACGACGCCATCGCCGCCGCGCCCCACTTAGTAAGGTTAGGGAGCAGTTTCGGTGGGCTGTGCGCCTGCAGCATATTCGTGAAATAGTTGCCTATCTGGTTTAATGCGCTAACGACAGCGCTAGACCCGGCAATACCGTTAGCCAGCGACTGCACAAAGGCTGCGCCCCAGTAGAAAAAGTCGGCCATCAGGCCGAGTGCCCATATACGTATATTATTCGAGATATTTTCCAATTGTGGAGTAACGGAGTCACCTGCAGCCCCTAACATCGTGGCAATACTGGAAGTCAGGGGCAACAACGCCGTTCCTACCGTCTCTTTCATATTGCCCCAAACCACGCGCAACCGCTCAGCTGCTCCGGTCTGTGTGTTGATATATTCCAGCGCATACCCGCCGTACCTGCGTTGCGCTTCAGCAAGTGTCTGCGTTGCGGTGGTGTTTTCCGATAGCATTCCTAGTTGACGCTGTAGCCGCATGTCATTACCCATTACGGCGCGCCCCAACATATCTGCTGAATCCACCAGCCGCATGTTTTCAGCCCTGGCCATGTCCATAGCAAGCGGCATCAATTTAAGGGCAGTATTGTAGTCTTTTGTGATATCAGTCAGCTTGGCAATGGCTGCAGATGCGTCCTCATCGTCGAACCCGGTCATGGCAACAGTGGCTTGCAGAAACCTGTCAATCCCATATTGGGCGTCCTGGAAGCTTACGCCAGTATTTTCAACTGCGCGGCGCAGGTTGAGCAGCGCAACCTCTGATTCTGAAGCCGCGTCTACGATTGATTTACCAAATTTCCATATCTCTCGAACGGCAAGGGCGGTTATAATCTGCTGCCCCAGCCGTTTAACAGTATCACCAAATCCTTCAGTTTCGTTTCTGGCTTGCTGCAGTCCCTCTTTCAACCCAGACGCATTCAGCCCGAGCTTGACGAATACGGATGCTATTTCATTTGCCACGCGGTCTCTCCCTTGCCTTTTCGCGCGCGGTTAGCACTTCGTTGCGCTCAATAACGTCACGCACATCAAGGCCGTCTACATATTCCAGCGTCCACCCGGTCTGCTCCACGATATCCCAGCGCAGCAGTTCCCACGGTGCGGGCTCGTTGAACTTGAGCGCCAGATAGACGGCCTTGCCTAGTTTTTTGGTGCAGCAAGTCGGCTATTAAGCCATTTAACGAGCTCGTTCGTAAGCGGGACAAACTCGTTAACTAGGTCCAATTCGGCAAAACTGGCTGCATCGTGTGGGTCCCCGCAAAATTCCCAGTTATCTACAGCCAATACAGCCAGAGACGCCACATCATCAAAGGTTAGGTCTTCCCATGCCTTTCGCAATATGCCGTCTCTGGCAATGATGATGTTCCACCCAACTTTGGCCGGTATCTTATCGCGCAGCGTCACCCGCTTGCCGTTTATCGTGATATCCATATTGCCCCCTCATTATCCCTACGCTTACCACACACCCTCTGTGACTGTCCCTGAAGCCTGGAACCCGACCGATAGTTTCACGCCGTTGTCAAACGGGATATCTAGGTCGCGGCTTTTTACTATCACACGGTCCCATGTCAATTTCATCTTGCCGGTAGCAGTTCCGGCAGGCGATACAATCAGCGTACCAGCCGCGCCCTCGACTACCTTGTCCCAGACGGTATCCGTTGAACCGTCAAAGTAGGCCTCAAGGCTCATGGTTGCGTCTTTGACGCCGGCGATATAGTACCGCGACGCCTCATCCGCTGCGGTTACGTCTATCAGGTCTGCGAAGCTGCTAATCGTGAATGATGTAAAATCCGGGCGAATGTCGGTGCCCTGAAACGAAACCGCGACATCCTTGCCAATTATCCTGTTTTCTGCTGCCATTCTATTCTCCTAATCCTGTATGCGAACGCGGTATAATCCGCCCTCATGCCAAAGCACCTTGCCCCCTGGTATCTGCTCTACATAGCTGATGTCGCTTTCGCGCCTTACCCAATATTCGTTCCATCCAGTAATCGTCAACGTGCTGTCAAATAACAGGGTATCTATGGCATTGTCTATCTGTTCGGCCTCCTTTTTACTTCTATCCGAGATGCCCGTTACCTGGTATGTCAGTGTCCTGCATCGACGCGGAGAGTCGTTATCATCCGAACCGCTTGACTTGGTGAATATCACCAGTGGATAGGTCACCGCCGTGCCCTGCGGCCCCAGCGCGTTGTAAATAGCCGTGCCGCCCAGCAGCTCCGTAAGCGCCGTGCCGGCTGCCAGTTTGGCATACAGTGCTTCCTCAAGTACCAGCATTTAGACTTCCTCCGGGTCGAGTACCTGGATGCTGTTCAACAATGCCCCAGTATCCACAAGGTCACTGGTCGTGCCGTTGCCCTTGTCTTTGATGGCGTTGATTTCCTTTTTAGCCTGGTTCGCAACTTCCATAGCGACCTTATCCACCACGGCGTCCAGTTTGTCTATATCGCCACGGTCTATAGCCGCCTTCATCGCCTCATTCAGCGGCTTACGCCACATCTCCAGCGCCGGCGCAAGGAATGGATGCTGCAGGAATGCGCCGCTCTGCGTGGTATGCCCCAGCTCCCAGTAGACGCCATAATGCACGCCGTCGGAAACAATCTTGACGTGCTCGCCCTTCAGGTTGCGCAGGATTTCATCGAGCCTGGTCGTGTTGGTAACAATCTCCACACTGCCGCTGGAGCTGCTCTTTTTACCCATTCGCCGTCTCCACCGCTACGCGCGTCAGCATCCGCTCGCTGTCATTGACGTTGGTGCCTTTGATGTTGTATTTGATATTGTTATATACGATGATATCCGTCAGGTTCAGCGTCACCGTTCCGTTCATGCTAAACACACCCACGCCACCAACCTGCGGCTTGGCACCGACCAGCGCCTCCCAGCCTGCTGCTCCCGCTGCGTACCGGCAGGGTATATTGGACCGCACAGCCGTTCCGCTCGGTGCCAGCCCGCCGATACTGTCTACAGCGCGCGTTATCGTCCAGATGTTGCACGTATCCGGCAGTGTCTCAGCCGCGTGCTGGCGCATATCCTCAAGTTCTTTATCACTCAAGTACGCCATACTTGAACGCCTTTGCTATCACTGGCCGCGCCCTGCGCGCGTATAACTCAGCCATCCTCTCGCAATGCTCAAACCACTGCGTCCTGCTCAGCGTATGTCCATCCAGCCCTACGTTATAGTAGCTGGACACTTTCGCAGCGCGCTCCGTCCATAATTCAGATGCAGCCCCATTCAGGTCATAGCTCCACCCCGAGACATACAGCGCCGTGCCGGCCTGATCCTCACCCATCGTGATAATGCCCCGCGCATAGTCTGCGGTATATTCGGCTGTCCCGCGCTGATTGCCGGCTCCGTCCTCTATCTGAAAGTAGGCCGTGCCTTCCTCATAGTTCTGATACGCGCTCTGAAAAATCTTGTACTCGGATGTACCGGCCGACGTATAAACCTGACCAACAGTCAACAACTCGCGGTAAACGCGCACCTTGTGCAAGTCCAGCGTTTCCTCGAGCTGGTCGTCAGTCCATACACTGGGCGACCCGCCATCGTCAACGGCGCGGCGCAATCGCGCTATCAGGTTTGCCATCCCGTCTCTAGCCATTCAGCACCGCCTCATCTGCCAGCAATACAGGAAGCGACACTTCCTCCCCTAAAACCGCACAAATCCTAAGAAAATCACGGAACGTTATGCCAGAATAAATCAGTATCTGGCTCCTGGTAGACAACCTATTACATGGGTCAGTAGACAACCATGGGTGATGACATTGGGGTGAGTTATAATCCTGCGCCGAATAATGGCTTTTATAATCTGGTACCAGCACGCAGCTTATAGTGACTCTAAAACTCTGGAACTTGCAATATGGCGCGCCAGCATTACAATATGCGGGGGCATCTTCCCAGTCATCTCCGTATATTTCGTACGGGTTGTCTTTTGAGAAGTAGACATAGTGATCTTTTACCAGGCATAGTTTCCAATCAAGCGGATATTGTCCCTTAATTTCTATCAACTCATTCATTCAGCACCGCCTTGTATAACCGCTCGTACCTCTCCGCTACCACGTCGATG